AGAACCCCATGACTAGCTTCCCCTACACCTGGAAGCCCGTGCGCGGCGTGGTCGAGCTGCAGTTCTCGCCGACGCAGCTGGTGACGTAGCGTGAGGGCGGACTCCAGGCCGGAGGTCGTCAGCGCCTCGTCGGACAGGCCGCCCCTCGTGGCGTCCAGGGCTCCCGAGGCCGTGAGGTCAGGGGGAGCGCCCACCGCGCAGCAGGCGCAGGTGTCCCCGGACGCCAGCACCGTCGGGCCCCAGAGGCCGGGCGGGATACAGAACCAGGCCACGGGGGGTGCCAACCAGTACCTACTCCACAACTACGTGGCCAACAACTACACGGGGACCTCGTAAGACATGGCTCAGCCAGCCTACCCCACGCTGAGGAGCACCAACGGCGGCCCCATCTCGTTCGCGCAGATGGACGCCAACCTGCTCCTCCTCAACAACCTCTTCATCGGGGACACGCCGCCCGTGGGGCAGCAGGGCAAGCCGTACGTCTGGATCCAGACCAACGTCAACGGCGTCACCGGTGACCTAGCCATCTGGGTAGAGGACGGCAACTAGATGCTGCAGAACGTATTCGGCGACGTCGCCAGCGAGCGGACGACGGGCATCGTCTCCGTGCTGCTGGGCCGCATCGCCAACATCCTGGGCTACCTCAGCCCTGACACCAGCGGCAGGCTCCGCGTCGTCCTGGCCGACGGTGCCAGCTCCATCGCGGGCATGGGCTCGGTCGGGGGCTACAACGCCCAGTACGACCAGTACGGCCAGATGATGCAGGGCGCCATGAACAACCGCGCATTCATCCAGGTGAGCTGACACATGCCGACGCAAGTAAACCTCCGCAAGCTGCTGGACCGGAAGCAGTGGGAGCCCTGCTCCTTCGCCCCCGGCAACAGCGGCCCCAACACCTTCGTGGCCGCGAGCAAGGCCGACAGCCACAAGTTCATGGCCACCTCGAGCACGAACGTGTTCATGTACGACCCCCTGGACGACGGCTGGACCTACCTGCCGAACCCGGCGATGGGCGGCACCTTCGGCGGCGGCACCTGCGGGGGCTGCGGGCTGCAGGGGCCTTCCGGGACCGCCACCGGCGGCGGCGCGAGCTCGATCAACACCAACCTCAACCTGCCGATCGACCTGCGCGGCTACCGCGTGCGGATCATCTCGGGCCCTGGGGCGGGCTCCGAGCGCGTCATCCGGTCGAACACCATCGGCGCGAACTCGGTCATCACCGTCACCGCGCCCTTCTCGGCCGCCATCACCAGCGCCAGCCAGTACGTGCTGCTGACGGGCCGCTTCTACTTCTTCAACGGCGGCACGCTGTCCGCGACGAGCTTCAAGTACTACGACACCGCGACCAACGCGTGGGTGGCCCTCTCGGTCACCGGCCTCCCGGCCTCGTTCGGCACCGACGCCAAGCTCATCGTCACGGACTCCGTGGCCACGTACATCTCCGGCACCGCCACCGGGGGCAGCGCCAACACGCTGGTCAACTCGGGCAAGACCTGGGCAACCAACGCCTGGGCCAACATGCAGATCCGCGTGACCGAGGGCACCGGCGCCGGCCAGGTGAGGACGATCGCCAGCAACAACGGCACGACCCTCACGACGACCGCTAACTGGGCCATCAACCCGGACAGCACCAGCAAGTACGTGGTCGAGGGCAACGACGACTACATCTACCTGCTGGGCAACAACTCGACGGCGATGTACCGCTACAGCCTGACGGCGAACGCGTGGACCACGCTGGCCCCCACGACGGCCCGCGCCGCGCAGCCCTCCTCGGGCATGACCGCCAACTGGATCAACGGCGTCACCGCCGCGGACTGGCTGGACGAGAGCGTGCCCGTGAGCAACGGCCGGTACATCTACTCGTTCCGGGGCAACGGCTCCCAGAACCTGGACGTCTACGACATCTCCCTGAACACCTGGGTGGCACAGCCCTACGCGCCGGCCAACGACGCGATCGGCAGCTCCGGGTGCGCGGAGAGCATCGGCGGCTTCATCTACTTGATGCTCGGCTCCGGCGGGCGCATGATCAAGTTCAACATCGCCACCAACACGATGGAGCCCTGCGGGCAGCTCTGGTACTCCCAGGCTAGCGCGATCACGGGCGACCGCATGTTCAGCCACTCGTACATCGACGGGGCTACCCGGCTGGACTTCCTGTACTACAACACCGCATCGCAGAACATGCTGTTCCGCATGCTCATCATCTGAAGGAACGAGTGAAATGAGCGACATCGACATGAACGACGACGTGTTCGACCCGAAGCCCGCCGCAGAGGCGCCGGACCGTCCCCAGGTGCTGATCGACGACGACCAGAAGTTCGACGTCCAGCCCGAGAACTCGGCGAACCCCGACGCCGCGCCCTTCCGCGACCGCGTGCCGGCCAACTGGATCGTGCACGAGATGGAGGACGGCCGCGTCGCGGCGCGCAACCCGCTCACCCAGGAGCGCTTCGAGGGCACCCGTGAGGCCCTGAACGAGAAGCTCGCCGGCTAATGGACGAGGCCACCTTCGACCAGCTCAGGGGAGCCGGCTTCCGTAACAGGACCTCAACGGCCAAGACCTCTGCTGCGGCGGAGGTGGCCAAGACCGTCGCCGACCCGTCGCTGGCCTACGAGAGCCTCGCCTACAGCAGGCTCAAGGCCAGGGCGGTGTGCTCGGGCGAGCAGGCGGTGAAGGACATGGACTCCGTGCTGGACGTCTACGCCTTCACCAACCTGCTGATCCCCTTCTCCCCGAGCATGACGCAGCAGCAGTACAACTTCTACAAGGCCGAGGCGGAGCTGCCCGGCATCTGCGCGCAGTTCGCCAAGACGCTCGTGGGCGGCCTCCTGCGCAAGCAGCCGACCCTGGAGCTCCCGGACTCCGTGCCCGACGACGCCAAGAGCTGGATCGTGGACGAGTTCGGCAAGGACGACAGCCCGCTGTCCGCCTTCATGGACGAGGCCATCTACGAGGAGGTCAAGACCTCCGGCGCGTGGGTCTTCGTCGACTACCCCGACGTGGACGACAAGGTGGAGGGCGCGAAGCCCTACCCCGTGCTGCAGCCCGCCGAGGCCGTCATCCGCGCCCGCACCAGGACCAGCCCCACGGGCAGGACCGTGCTGGACCGCGTCATCGTGCGCGGCTACGTGGAGCGATACGACGAGGACGAGTACGAGTTCCACCCGCGCTACGTGCCCACGATCTGGGTGCACGAGCTGAACTCAGCCGGCAAGTACCAGGTGCGCATCTTCGAGGTGCCCGAGAGCACCGACAGCGTGGAGAGCACCTCGGGACGCACCCAGGTGGACCCGAGCACGACCAAGCGCCCGGTCCTGGTGGACACAGTCAAGGTGGAGATCAGGGGCGAGGAGATCGACATGATCCCCGCCTGGCCGCTGAACGGCAGCATCGACGGGCAGGAGCCCATGCTGACGCCGATCATCGACAAGGAGGTCGCGCTCTACAACAAGATCAGCCGCCGCAACCACCTGATGTACGGGGCGGCTACCTACACGCCCGTCATCTCGTCCAACATGACCGACGACAAGTTCGACGACGTGGTCAAGGGTGGGCTCGGCACCTGGCTCCACCTGGAGCAGGGCGACACCGCCGACGTGCTGGAGACGCCCACCGCGGCGCTCGACAACATGGAGAAGGCCATCGCCGCCGGCTACGAGGAGATCGCTCGGCTGGGCGTCCGCATGCTGGCCCCGGAGACGGGCGACCAGAGCGGCGTGGCGCTGGAGCTGAGGAACGCGGCGCAGACGGCCCAGATGGGCAGCCTGAACACGAAGGTCAGCAACGTCATGCGGCAGGTCATCTGCTTCATGATCAACTGGGAGTACGGCCTGGACATCAAGGTCGCGGACGTCGACTTCGAGCTGTCCAGCGACTTCAACCCAACGCCGCAGGGGCCGGACTGGCTCAGGCTGGCCACGGAGTGGTACCAGCAGGGCCTGCTCCCGCGCACCACGTGGCTGCTGATCCTCAAGCAGAACGACATGCTGCCGCCGGACTACGACGACGAGGACGGCCAGAAGGAGATCAACGCCGACGACCGCATCGTGTCAGCCCGCGAGCAGAACGACCAGCAGCAGGACAACTTCGCTGCCGGGATGGAACAGAAGCTGAAGACCCAGGAGAAGTAGAGTGCTCGACGAGGTCAAGTTCATGAGGGCGCGCCCGTACCCGGTCTCGGTGGGCGTCGTCGACAACAAGAAGGCCTTCCGTAAGGCGCTCAAGGAGATGGGCGTCCCGAAGAACATGCGGGACACGGACCCCAACGGCTACGCCACGACGCACTTCTTCGGCACCCCGAAGGGCACGTTCGTCGTCATGCAGTTCCCAAAGGACATGACCAAGAACGCCGAGGAGATGTGCCCCGCAAGCGTGATCGCGCACGAGTGCATGCACGCTGTGCAGATCATCTTCCAGACGGTGGGCGAGGACAGCCCGAGCATGGAGGCCGAGGCGTACCTGCTGGACGAGATCGTCGAGTTCGCCTTCCGCGAGCTCGGCTACGCCGTCGTCAAGCGGGACCAGCTGGCGGCGCAGGCTGAGGAGCCCGCCGAGGAGCAGATCGAGATGGACCTACCAACGAAGGACGACTGACATGGCCGAGGCCGTCAACGCAAACACACAGATGTACGATCGCGTGATCGATCGCGCCGCCATGATCCGCATGTACGAGGATCGTGTGCAGGGTAAGGTCACCCTGACGCTGGACGGTCACGAGAAGCGCCTGGACGACCTTGTCCGGGCAGCGCGCACCGACGTCAAGGGGCTGGACCGGCTGAGGGAGGCCGTGGACCAGGAGCTGCAGCGCACCTACCAGGAGGCGCACGCCGTCACCAAGAGGTCGCTAGTGGATCTGGCCGTGGACCAGCTGTCCTTCGCCTACCAGAACGTCGAGGTCGCCATGGGGCCGATCTGGCGCACCGCCCGCCCGACGCGGAGGGTCGCCGAGGAGATCGCCCTGGAGCGGCCGCTGTACGAAGACCGGACGCTGTCGCAGGGGTGGGCCGGCGTCTCGCTCTCCGAGAGGAAGCGGCTGGACGCCCTCATCCGCAGGGGCGTGGCCCAGGGTTGGACCGTGGACGAGATCGCCCTAGAGGTCCGCCGAGGCAACGTACACAACATCACGAGGATGCAGGCCAGGACGCTCGTCACGACGGCGGTCACCAGCGTGCACAACCAGGCAGATCATGAAGTCTACAAAGCGAACGCGAAGGCCCTGCAGGGGTGGCAGTACGTGGCTGTTCTGGACAGCCGTACTACTTCTCTATGCGCCCATCGCGACGGACATATTTACCCGATCGGCGACGTGGAGCACCTACCTCCAGCTCACTGGAACTGTCGCAGCACTTCTGTTCCTGTGTTCAAGAGCTGGGAGGACATCGCCAACCTCGAGGGCGCGGCGGAGGTCCGCAAGAGGAACCTGCGCAACCTGACCCCGGAGGAGCGCGCCTTCTACGACGGCCTGACGCCGGCTCGAGAGGGCTACGAGGCGTGGCTCAAGAGGCAGCCCGTGCCCGTACAGCTCAGGCACCTGGGCGAGTACAAGAAGGTGGAGATGCTGAACGCCGGGGAGC